TACGATAACGCATCATAACGTCACGCAGATATTGTTCTGCTTTCATTTTTGGCAGATTACCAACATCAATATAGAAAATTCTACGTTCTGGTGCTCTTGATAATCTGTAAATAACAAGACTATCCTCAATCATTCTAAGTTGATTGAGAGACTTAATTGCTTTATGAAGATATGAAAGAGTTGATCCTTTATTTCTATCTACAAGACCAGAAGTGCAATATGCAACCGAGTCCTTGGTCATCTTAATCCCTTGATTTGAGCTGGTCTGCATTGGATTGCTACCAGCAACAGTCTTTGGATTATAGATGAAAAACTCTTCCAACTCTGGAAAGGTATAATCCATTGGATCATTTTTCAGAGGATTAAGTCTATTTAAATCCTTCTTTTTATCTTTTTTCTGCTTCCTTACATAACGCATTTTCATTGCGTCGATATAACGAAGTTCCTGAATACCTGCCTCAGGATTCTTCAGATCGATAATTTTGTGATAATAAAGTCTTCCATCAATATACCAGTTACGGTAAATTTCATGTGCTTTCTTATCAAAGTCCAATAAATCAAGAATATGTTTAAACTCTTGTCTAATTGTTTTCTTAATACCATCACTAGCATTAAGATTAGAAAGTTCAATCTCTACAGGGCTGTCGTTGGAATCTGAAACAATTGCCTCATTCACAATATCTTCAATAGCACTGTCACACTCTGGGTGTAGTGCCATTTCACGATATCTCTTAATAAGATCAAATTCAGTCTTATATACTCCTTCAATATCTACATAAGAACCAAAAAAACCACTACTCATATAGTGGTCAACCCCGTCCTCATTATTAGGAGGAACGGGGGAGACCGCTGAAGGTGAGAGTGGTTCGTTGTCCTCAATTGAGAACCCAAACAATTTTGACATTATTATATTAGAACTTTATCAGTTCTATTTATTACTTCAGATTAACTCCAGTTTGGTCGCTAGAGAGTGATTCAAAACTTTGAACTGCAAATTCTACAGTGAATTCTTCAATCGTATCACTTGAATCATAAGAAAGATCGATTGCAGCAACAGAAACAGGGAAAATGTCGATGAATCTATATGCTTTCAAAGGATTAACCTTAGTGCTATCAGCAGTATCAGAGTTCTTAGTGCTGTGTCTATCGCCAGAGTAACCTCTGCCAAGTTGATAGACATATGCATCAGTCATGTATGCTTCTGGTTTTGTTGCTCCAGTGTTATTGCTAAGTCTAGCAATAGCATTCATCCATGCTTCCATGGCATTTCTGATTCCAAAGTCTTCATCATTGATAACGGTAATAGTCCAGTTATCAATGGTTCTGTCTCCAGCAACCTTCAGAGTACGACCTCTGAAGGGAACGTCGATAGAAGCGATGTTCGATGCAGGCAGGTTTGCTGCCTTGCAAAGAATGCTGAAATTCTCTTGAATATCAGTTCCCCAATCCGCCTTTGGAGTTGAGTCAGTTGCAGCATCGGGCAGGTTGGGAATTTGAACCTCAAATAGATTGGGTCTTGCACCACCACCCTGCAGTTTGCTGTGGAATTTTGAGAGTGTGCGTAAGTTTGACATTTTTAGAAATCCTCCGTTTTTTTATAATTTAATGATCAAACTCTACCTGCTACTTCCGAGAAAGAAACGCCAGTTCGCGTTGCTACGAAAGTAAGGGTGATGAAGTTGATAGACTTGGCAGGCTTCAGGAAGATGTCTGCTCTGAACTCATTATTGTCAATTACGTCAGGAGTGTTATTTGTTTCGTCACAAATAACCAGGTAATCAATGAGTCCTCTCTTCGCCTGAACATCACGGAGGTATGGATCAACAATGTTTCTGAAGTTCGCTCTGGTCAGATCGTCGTTCAGTTCAAAGAGTTGAGCCTGTGCTGCTCTTTCCAGTGCTTGCTCAACAGTGAGGAACAAGCGGCGAACATTGATTCTATCGAATGCAGATGCATATCCGAGAGCGGTCTTGTCTCCGAAGAGGAATGTTCCAGCACCAGGTGAAGTGATGAAGGAGTTGATTCTCTTAGGATAGAGGCGATCTCTTTGTGCCTTGCTTGGGTTGTAAGCAAGTTTGACTGCATTGTTCAGAACACCTCTTTGCTGTCCTGCAGGTGAGAACCAAGGATATGCGAGAAGTGCAGTTCTTGCCATCATTCCACCAACATCAGCGTTAGTTGGAATATAGACAAACTTGTTATTGAATCTATCGAAGGTGTATTTGTACCCTGCATCAAACGTCGCATAAGACGAAGATGTCAGAGGACCAAAGTATCTAAGAAGATTTGTTGTCTGTTGGTCTGTAGTCAGAAGCGCACCGCCAGGAGTTCCTGCTGCGGAAACCAAATTAGTTCTGTGAGCACCAATACAAGCCATACAATCTTTTCTTGCTTCTGCAAGAGAGATGATGTAATTTGCTTTTGCTTGTGATTCTGCTTCTGTAGCACAACCAGGACCCATCAAGAGGAAGTCTGCTTCGACTTCATCTTTGTTGGAGAATAATCCGTAAGCAGTGATCAGTTTTCCAAGATCTGCCTTGTAACCGTCTCCACCAGAAGTCTGGTAGTCATTACCACCCATGATGGTGTAAGTCTTGTTACCAATTGCAAGGAATTGTTTGTCCTGTGCAATTGTACCAGATTGGTTGGTTGAAGCAGTTTCAGGCGCAAAGGATGCGGCCTTAACTCCAGTGTATGCAGTAAATCCTGTTGCCGCTGGTGTTGTTCCGTGGAAAGCATCAGCTGCTGCTAAAGGATCTGCTCCAGCATAGATGTTTGCAGAAAGATCACGGAGGTAATCTTTATAGTAGATCCTCTGAGGTGCATTAACATTGGAAATAGCATCACTTGCCTTAGAAAGATCAGTATGCTTTTCAAGGATATTACCCTTGATTCCAGTTACATCTCCATTGTCATCAACAACAGCAATGTGAAGTTGATCGTTATGTCCTTGTCTATCATTTACATAGACGCTAGTTCCAGGTTTTGGTGCAAGAGTGCTCCAATAAATCGTGGAGTTTGAGAGACCCAAAGTCTGCTGGTCATACCAGTCAACCGCAGTTGCAGCAGTGGTTCCTGCTGTTTGAGATCCAAGAGCTCCTGTATTAACTCCTACACTATTAACAAAATACAGTGCATTAGTTGTACCGAATGAGGAGAAAGAATCTCCCTCTGCATAATCGATTCTAGTTTCTGTTCCAGTGGAACTAACTCTAGAAACAACTTTAACATCAATTGTGCTGCTTCCACCCGAATCTGTGCTAACTCCAGTGATGATACCTTTTACATATCCAGTAAAGGTTGAAGTTGAACCAGATCCTGGAAGCACTCCAGTTACTGCTGCAGTAACACCTTGACCGACTATAGCACCTGCATTACTAAGGTTTGCAGTACTAATTCCGAGTGTTTGATCTGCAAAATCGTCGATGTAGCAAACCTTAAGACTATTTGCCCAGGAACCAGGGTTCTTAGCAGCATACAACCAATCTACCGATGTGTCAGATGCATTATTGACATAATCGTCATAGTTCTTGACCTTCAGTGTGGTAGTGCTTGCAATACCTACACCAGCGTTAGCAGTCTTAAGATCGTCATCATCTGCTCTAACGACCTTAAGAACACCGCCATATGAGAGATAGGATGATGCACTCATCCAGTACTCATATTGAGCATCTGCATTCTTTGGTTCGCCAAATACGCTAATGAGATCTTGCTCATTAGTGATATTTGTGACTTCTTCTACAGGTCCAATTTCAAATGGTCCAGCAATGGCACCAATATTATCAAGTACATTATCAGCTCTTCCTACAGTTAGGTCAACCTCCCTTACCAGTACTCCAGGAGATAATTGAGGAGTCGCCATGTGTTAGTTCTCCGTGATCTCAGTTTATCTGAAAATATTTATTAAAACCTGTGTTTTCACAGGGGAAACACGACGCGAACTACCAGTCTGGATATTCCCACATATTACTACATTTTTTATTATCCATTATTCTTTTTATAGTACATTCTTTACACTCATATGAGTATGATGATGCAACTGCACCTCTGTCTTTTCTGGTTCTGTAAAATCCATCAACTAAATTTTTTGTTACGCCGCATTTTTTACATTTTCTATCCTGAAGAAGTAAATGTCCTAATTTTATCTGTCCATCTAAATCCATTAACGATAGTCCCACATATATGACATATCACCATATTCTCCAACTGAAGCATTGGACCAACGGTCACCTTGAGCATCAACAAAACTATCATCATCCAGTCCGTCGTTTAAAAATCCAAATGGTGCCATGTCCTGTTCAATCTGATTTTTTTGTTCTTCATATAATCTCTTACGAACATCCTGGTCAGTCAGTTCTTTGAAGTAGTCCATCTGAACTAACCAAGCATAGATGACAAGACACATTGCTAAGTCATCATTACATCCTTCTTCTGCCTCAAATGAGTTGTGCTTTGAGATAAAGGTAGTCAATTCGGAGATAATCTCATAATCATTGAAGATAAGTTTGTCTTCCTCAATCAGAGTCTTAAGGTTGAGAGATCCAACCTTTTTGACAGTTTTAGACATCTTGACACCGAGTTGTGTCTTCTTACCAGAGAATCCTTGTCCAACAATCTGTCCTGCTCTACCTCTCATAGAACACATTAACAGATTCTGATACTCAAGATCATATTGAAGAATAGAAGCAACTTGATCTCCAATATCATTCACTTCACATAAAATATAAGCACTATTATAACTCTTTGCTACTTCATATATGATATTTGGAAACAACATCGGTTTGATATCATTGTTCCGATATTTTGCAACAATTTTATGAGGGAACTCTGTAATATCAACACAAACAAATGCTGAATAGTCTTCTCCGACTCCCCTAGCAACGTCAACTGTCATTACATAGTCATGATCTTCTTTTACTGGTTCATATACATCTAATCCAGCACTTCTTTTAATTGGACTATCATATACTAAAGTTCTTAACTTACTAGGTGCAATCAGTGTATCAACTGATCCTAAGAACTCACACTCGAACTCAACTTTGAACTGTTGTTCGCTAGTGTTAGCAATAGTTTGCTCTTTCCAGACTTCATCCCTACCAGGAACTTCTGACCAATGAACGTCTGTTGGAATATATTCATTTTTACTTCTTTCCGCATCATGCCACATGCGGTAGAAGTGATTCATACCGTGTGGAGTAGATACGATAATTACTTTGGTGTTTTTACCAGAAGTAATAGTAGGATAAACAGATGCAAAGAACGAGTCAGCAACGTGATTCGGGAC